GCGCGTCATTTACTTATGGCGTCGTATTGGGCGTAACAGGCTTGGAGTCCTGACCTAATTTCGTCTGCTCTGGCAGCTTCCCTAATAAGAAATCCTGCATCTTCGGCATAAAGGGTTGACCCAGTTCCACCCGATCTAGTTGCGGTAGTTTCGGTTCTACTGGGACGTGAACGCAACTGCATAAGAGCGTCAGCAAGCTGATCGTTAATAGCTTTAATTTGAGCATTTTTATCTTTCCTTATTTGGTCTGCGGCAGATTGATGTTGGTCTTGGAGCTTTTGAGTTTGCGCGGCTTGTTCAGCTTTATAGGCTTTAAAATCCAAATCGCGTATATGCCAGCCAACATAAATGCAGCCAAGTATGCCAAGGATTCCGGCAGCAATCTTGACGTAGTTAAAATACCCATTTAAAAGCCCTAACGCTTTTGACCACATTATCTATCCTCAGTCTTTTGAGTCGCTGCTTTAGCCCCGATCATTACGCCTGATCCGCCAAGGACTGTACCAATCCCTACGCCGAGCTGAGAAAAATCAATATCTCTACCATGTAAGACATGAATAATAGCGATAGCCAAAAACCCAAAAATAGAAGCAATAGCTCCAACACGCGCAGCACAATAGGTTTGGTTATCATCTTCTGTAAGGATATCCTTAAAGAGTTTCATTTTTTCTTGGTTGTTGGCTTTTTAGCTACTTTGGTAGCTATCTTGGCAACAGTCTTTTTGACTGCTGGTTTGCGAGCTGTGGCTTTTTTAACCGCCGGTTTTTTTGGCTTTGCTGGTACTTCTACTGGGAAGTCAGGCAATTTTGCTTCTATTGGTTTGCGGCTTAATAGAGCGCAGATTTTACGGAAGATCATAGTTCATCCCATCTTATCTTGTTTATTATCTAGCTTTATCATGATCTGATCGAGGATATGCTCTATGCGGGATAGCCTGTAATCCAAATCAGTCTTTTTGACATATTCATTTGGTAGCTTTACTTCTAAATGCTGGAGCTTCTCTGTAAGGATTTTTTGGTCAGCTACTAAGGTGTCTTGGTTTTTGGATATCTGATTAACCCAATAACTAATAATTCCGTTAAATACCGTAACTATTATTGCTGCGCCGCCTACTATAGCTGACCAATCCATGATTATTGGATTACTTCTACCGGAGCTTCTTCAATTGGCGCTGGAGCATTAGCAGCTTCGGCTTCTTGAATCGCTTGGAATTGTGGGCTACAAGTTTGACCTAGAGCAGTCAGTAGTTGAAATACCTCTTTAGCTGGGCGGGTTTCAAGATATTGAAATACGGCCAATACTAAGTCTGCGTTAATCTTAATTTCGTTCATCGGTTTATCCTTAATTGTTGGGCATCATTGCCAGTTCAAACTATATCATTTAATTGCTTTTTGTACAGAAAATCTACTACAACATCAGGTGTTACAAATCGTTCTGCTTTATGTTCTATAGAGTCCCACCATAAGAACTGATTAACTGCTAGATTATCGCGACTCTTTAGTAGATTCCAGTTTTCAGGATGACCGTAGATTAATGGATCAGATACAGACCAAAGCACAATGCCCGGCTTGCCTTCATCCCATGCAAGGTGCTGGAAGAAGCTGTCTATGCCAACCCATGTTCGACATTCGCGGATTAATTGACGCAGCTCAGACATGGATAAATTTTTCCTGAAATCATCAACAAGTTGCGTTTCACCTTCTACTCCAATCTGGATAATCGGCTCATTAATTGAGCTGATTAATTCTTTCCAATAAGGATAATTCTTAGGGTTTTCCCTAGTATTCATTAACGGTTTAGCATAAGGGTGAATGAGGATCATAGGTAGAGTTTTCTGTAGGCATTTTCTAGACTATCTTTCCACTTCCATTGATCCATCTTCTTGTAAATGCTCCACTGATCTAGGCTGCCGAATAAATGCTGCGCCTCCGCAATAGACCGCCCCGGTACGATCTCAGGATAGCAAGTGAAAACCATTGGGTTTTTAATTTCAGGCAGTACATGGTTAAAGACAATGTGATCGCCTAACCCGCTATTTAAAACCACTATAGTATGATTTTGGTATATTAAAGTGTTCTTGAATATGTACTCATCGTGGTAGTACATCTCTTGTTTGGTTTCACTGCGAATGCCGCCTTGTGGATTTTTCATGTGCCAAGTACTGGCGTCTGGTACGGCCAAAATGACATAGCCCTTTTGGTGTAAGCCATAGGTGAATAGCGTTTCTTCACGATGCGCCACTCTGGACAGCCCCAGATTGTAGTCATGTACCCCAGCGCGATAGAGGAATGAACAATGCAGATGCTCTACTTCTTTAGAGCGTGTAATTTGACCCCATTGGATATTAGGCTCTGTATCTACATTGTTGATACGGCCAGTGACTTTGCGAGTATCTGGCATATTGGGCGGCGTTAGAATAGACCCGCCAACTGCCCCGACTTTCATGCCCGCATCGCCAAGCTCTTTGGCATAGGCTGACAAGCGTTCTAGGACATTAGGCTCAGGAATAGCGTCATCGTCTACCCGCCAAACCCACTCGTAGCCCATCGTATTAGCTCGCTGGTGGATATGGTGCTGTCCTTTTTTATCGGCAAATAGCCATTCCCACTTAACACCCTTGATGTCTAACATCTGAAAAAAGTAGCTGTAGATCAGCTCTTTTCGCATATCCTGTGGCTCGTCATTATCATCAAAAATTACCAGCTTATCTGGTAATCGGGTTTGGTTAATGATGGCGTTAAGGACTAAGGGCAGCGTTGTAAAGTAACGCCCCCTAGTGGCTACTGAGCAGAGTATTTGCATAGCATTAGATTGCAATTGTTTCCAGCTCCTAGTGGCGCAGGGGTATCGCTAATCTGCCCCGCTTCATTAATATAATTAAATTCAAAGCCGGGAAAGTCTGCTTCGGTTAAGCCATGCAGCTTATGGTGATGCCCCCAAAAGCCTACCGGTTCATTTAAAGGTACAGTAATTAATAGTCGTTTGCAGTGCTTTTTAAACTTTTCAACAATCTCTAAACCATTGTCTAAATGCTCAATCACTTCAAAAGCAACAATATTAGCCGCCCAACCTAAATCATAAGTATTGATATCTGCGTTAACAAAATTTCGCGTAAAGCCCCAGTCTTGTTCTTTTGCTACTTCGATAATAGTGGGGTCGTAGTCTAGGCCAACATAGTCATAATGCTGCGGAAAGAATTGGCTTCCATACCCTGTAGAGCATCCGATTTCAATAATGTTAGCTCTGTCATCCAGATTTTTAGCTGCCCATTCATACCGCGTTTTTTCTCTGCAAAAATCAAGCGGATCGCCTTTAAGAACTACTGCTCGCTCGTAGTTATTAGTCAGCAAAAAGCGGTAATAGTTAGGGTTGTATTTCTTGGCTAATCTGAGGGAATTCTTTGCAAAAGTGTTTTCCCAGTCTTGGACTAGCTCTGGATCATGGACAGTGCCTTCGCCCTTATGGTAGATCGGAAAACCCCCAGTAAAAATATTGCTACCCCAATGCTTTTCAAAGACCTCGCAGACTTCAAAGCCAGCGTTCTCGGCCTCGATGCAGAACTCGGTATCTTCGCCAGCCCCTACGCCATACTCCTCATTGAGTAAGCCAATCGCATCAAATACTTTGCGGTGAACCATGACGCAAAAGAAAATGGCAAAATCACGTCCAGCAGCCTCAGAGTGCGTCTTAATAATGCAAGAAATACCGCACTGAGGATTAGCCCTAAAGGGGTTATCTAGGATTTCTAGCCATTGATCTTGAGGCTGATCTAGCAATAGGGTGTCATTGTTTAGCAGAATGATTTTATCGGCTGTACAGACTTTAATGCCCTCATTGGTGGCCTTAGGGTAGCCCAATGGCTCATCACTCCAAACCACCAGCAATCGCGGTACAACGGTGCTTAAATAGTTTAAATACGGCAAAGTATTGTCCGTACAGCCATTAGCAGAAATGACCAACTCTACGTCGGTCATTTCAGTGTATTTGAGTATGGACTCTATACAGGGCTTTAAGTATTTTTCGCAGTTATTGTAAGTGGGTATTACTATACTGACTTTCATAATTTCCTTGTAAAAGATATTGCATCACTAACATCTTCCAGCATCTTATCACTTTATGCCGCTGGTGCTTCAGGCAGCTTATTGGCTTCTTGCTGTGCTTTATAGGCAGCAATTACTTCAGGTGTCCATGCTGCATTGCAAATAGCTACAACATTAGCTGGTACGCCAGTTAAATCAGCGTCAGGTGTAAGTGAAGAACGATGGTAAGTCTGGGAGAGTTGTACTCCATCTTCCATAATGCGTGTAGCTTCACGCACCAAAACAACACCATTTTCTGTTACTGTAATTTGGTCTATTGCGACTTCTTTAGTTAATGCCATTTTAATTCTCCTTGTGTCTGATTAACGAATCCACGCTAATTAAGTTGCTGTTTGATAAGTCATGCTAAAAGTATATGTATATCCATTTATCCAAATTACTGCGCCATTTGTAGCGGAATTTATAAAAAATGTTGTTGCATTTCCTTGGGTATTAAAATAATATTCAAGACCAGTTGCTCCTGATTCTCTGCAAACTCCAGTACCTTGAATACTTCCACCTGATGTGTAATAAGAAAATGGAAGGTTACTAACAGCCATTTGTCCGCTTGCAGTTCCAGCATTTGTTATAGAAACAAAACCAACTAAATAAACCATATTCCCAATTTTTGTATATTTTCCGCCTGTTGTTACTGATGTTATTCCAGTAGTAGTGCAAGTAGGTGTCCAAGTACCTTCTTCATAGTCATCTAGTGTATTTGCATCAGATGAAGCGGATTGGGTTGCTGGGAAAGCTACACCAACACCATTTGCGGTAGTATTACCGCCTTGAAGAACTGCATTTCCGCTTGATGTAATAAGAAACTTTGTTACACCAGCGGTAGCATCAGAAATTCCAAAATCGTTTACATTGACTTGTCCAACACCAAGAGTAAATCGGTTGTACCCTGTTGGTGTAAAATTTATTAAACAAGTTGCGTTAGCAGTTTTAAATTCTGCACTATTTGATGAACCCGCATTTACAACAAGTTTTCCAAAACCAGTTGATGTTTGACCGATAAGTACATTACCACTAGAGTCAATACGCATACGCTCTGAACCGCTAGTGCCAAATCTTTGTGTTAAAGCATTTATTTCAAAATCTTTCCAAGCAGAGCCTGTTCTATCGTATGCTTGAGCAGAAGCTAATCCTGTTCCAGAGTTATAAGATAATTCAATGCCAGCACCTGAACTCGGGAAATTAGCACCTTGAATAGCTGCACCACCAGCAACTTGTAATTTAACTGTAGGACTACTAGTACCAATACCTACATTCCCACTAGCATCTTTATAAAACTGACCTGAACCTAGATTAACTACTCCTGTACCGCCTGTAAGAGTGCCTGCATAGGCTAAATCAGTAAAAGAAACATTTGCCCCTGTTCCAATTAATTGAATTGGAGTACCTGAAGCATTACCTACCCATAATTTTTTATCGGTAATATTCCACGCCGTTTCGCCTTGCACCAATGAAGATGGCGTATTACCAGTAGTAACACTGTTAAATAGTATTGAGGGTGTGTATCCAGTAGCCGCCATAATTAAATTCCTTTTTTAGCCATTATATTTAAAAAGTTCCGCCATTGATACCGCCAGTGATGGCATTAGTGGCTGCGTCATACGTTAAACCTGTATTGACATAGTGCGTTTGGCTTCCTGATGTTCCTACAACAAACACTAAATAAGTAGGATTGCTAGTAGTGTTGGTTGAAACTACTGGCGTAATGCCGCTGTAGCCACTAATACCAGACCAGCCAG